GCATTTGGGCCACCACTCAGCGAACTGAAGTTTTGTTGGGCGCTCAAAATATCTACTTTGAAGCTTGTTGGAATGCATTGTGTGATTGCCATAATGTTCTTCTTTAATTAACAGGAATACTTATTTGACCGTTGCGGTATGCATCTCTACGATCCATTCCATCACCCAAACGCTTGAGTTGAGACAACGCCTCATCGTATCGCTTCTGGTACTGAGCAATAACATCTGGCTCACCCTTCATAAAGGTGTAAGCCTCTAAAAGCGAACCATACAGAAGAACGGTTTCAAAGTTATTGCCAAGCCACGATGTTGAAGACACCGTAATTGATGTTGGATAAGCAAAATAATGCAGTTCAACAGAATAATTTGCATCTGGTGTCGGGCCAACAATCAATGAAACAACCAATGGGTAAGTTGAGTTTGTGCCAAATATTGCGTAATACTCAGGCTCTCCGCCATAAGTTGGGTCTGGGTAAGTTTCACGAATAAAACTTACGTCCTTGACCAGTAAATAGCTTTGAGGGCTTGATATCCCAAGAGCGGGTGTCGTGTAAACAGACAGCGAATAAACAGCTAAAAAATCATCAGGGAGGCTTAGATACTTATTGCCAGAAGACAGCGACCCTGCAACATTCTTTTTGAACTGAGGCATTTGCACCGTGTTGTAGATGCGAATCTCTGCGTTCTTGATAAATGTGTTTATTTGGGCGGTCGAAGTCATATCTTGGGAAGACGGAAAGGAGTTCTCCGTGTATCCCTTGATGGCTGTGACCAACTCGCTGTATGTCATGGGCTATTCCTTACGCCATTGGCCCACGAGCCATGCGACCTTTGGTTGCCGCACCACTACCACGGACTTCAATGCCACTGGTTTTGATGTCATCAGCATTGGGGTTGCCCAAGCTCACCCGCATTGCTGGAGTGCGAGTGGTTACTTTGTCTGCTGACAATGTATTAGGGTCAACCGCCTTGTTGCGTGAGTTTTCAAGCTGATTAATGGTCATGCTCTTGCCCTTCATGTTGTGAGGAGGCGCATACACAGAAGCATCACCCACTTCTTTGCCCATCATTTTTTTGCTGTATCCCATATCAGCCTCCACGACCAGAGCGTTTCTGGTTCATTGCACGAGCCATGTTGCGACCCATAGCCTTCATGGCTACGCCAGTAACGCCATGCTTGGCTTTACCGCCCACCATTGAGGGTACTTTTGGGCCGTCAATCCCAATTTGTTTACCGACTGTTTTGCCTTTTTTGGCAACTCCATCAAATCCTGCCATGATGTTTCTCCTTATACCTGTACTGTAACGCTGTTTAAACTAACTGTGGCAATCAAATCGTTGGGAGTTAACCCAGCATCGTCTGCCCTAGCCCCGCCAACGGGGTTCCACCCCCATTGGAAAACCCTGCTACCACCATCAGGGCCACCGCTTGCAAGTTGCTCCGTGCCGTTGCCCGGGATGACTTGCAAGCCGTTTAAACCTGACGAGTAGTAGCTCAGGTCTGGCCTTGGATTGCGAATGCCCTGCGGATCATTCACCGGATACATACCCAGTTGCAGTTGAGGCTGATCTGGCTCCCAGCATTCTGGGCAAACCAAGATGTTTGCAATCTTGGTCTTGATCGTCAGCTTCTTCAACTGCTTCAGCTTATACCTTTGGCCACAGCGGTCACACTCCGCTATGGCATATTTGCCAGAAGCAAAAGTATTAGGCATAGTTCAAATTCCTTGGGACATACCTGTCCGCCGCTTTGTCTCGGTCTTCGGTCGAGGCAAGCATCCACTGCTCTTCGTATTCGTTTTTCAAGAAGTCACGAACATTCATGGCTCCGGGGATCTTTTGCGACAAATAGAAAGCCAAACCAGCCACCATGCAAGGGATGAAGCGGAATGGGATGTCTTGGTACACCTGACCCGAGCCGCCAGAATCTTGAATGCGGCGCAAGCGGTAGTACACAAAAAGGTATGGCCCACCACCGTCACCTGTTGGGTAGACATTGATGTTTGGAAGGTTTTGAGCCGTCAAAACTGCGGCAGTGGAGTGAGATGCGGCAGTAGTTCCATTTTGACCACGAGCGCAATTGATCAGTTGATTTCCATCCACAGACTGGTAATAGATGGTTTCATTGTCAATCAACACAAAGCCATTGGTCGTAAGCTCTGAAACATTGTTTACCGTGATGGTGGTATCAGTTGAGGAGATTGCCCCGTTTAAAGTGGCTGTGGTGACGTTAGATTGGCCTGATTGGCGGTTGATCCACACCTGAATAGGTCTACCCTGCGCCAGCTTGTTTGGAATCGTCATATAGGTCGATTCGCTGATGCGGGTGATATTGATGTCGGACTGCTGTGGAGTGCCATTCCCTGTGCGGGTAACGGTGTCCAAAAGATCAATTGTGTCTACTGGGAGGGGGTAGGAGCCCTGTCCAGTAACGATGGGGATTACGCCCTGTTCAATCGTCCACAGGTTGATGCCACGGTTTGCCCACTCAATGGTCATGATGTTCAGCGAGCGGCGAGCAGTCCTCATGTCATAGCCAGTACGCATTTCCTGACCACAACGCTCGTACGCCTCTTCAATCAAATTGACGAGGTCAAGATTAAATGAGGATGTTCCGCTTGTTGTTGACATTATCTAAACCCTGCTGTTTTCTTTGCAATGCTCTTAGGCTGTGCTACAAATTGTTTTCCTGCCGCCTTACCTTTGCGCTTTGCTTTGGTTGTAGCGGCATACTCAGAAGCAGACAAAGACTTGATGGCGGCTTCAGGCAAGTATCTTTCGCCTGTTTTTGACGAAGGCTTTCCTGACTTGGTGCGCCATTTCTGATCGCTCCAGTTTTTAAGAGAAGTCTGCGGTGCTTTCAATCTTTTGCCTCTTCTTTTTCAAGAAGCTCATCATCAATTTGCTCATCGGTCATTGCGTCACAAGTACACTGACCAGCTTCTTCGAGAAGACAATCTTTGGCGTGTTCAATCACGATAACCTCCGCCCTTTTCTTTGTACCTCTTGGCAAGCAATTGTGCTTTTCTTGCTGACCACTGTCCTGCCGCCGTGCCTTGTACCGCCGAAGCCTTGATAGAGTTAAACAGTGACTTCCGCATACTGGGCTTGGTGTAGTTGCCAGCCTCGTTTACGCTTCCACCTTCCTTAAACTGTTTAAACGCAGTGTCATCCCGCCGAGACTTGGTCTTGGCTTTTGGCATCTTGGAGGGGGCTATTGCCCCCATTCCACGACTTGCAATCATTTAGCACCGCCTTTAACTTTTTTGGCTAAAAACAATTTATCAACCATCTCTATCCGCTGGGGCTTAGTTGTGACTTTGTTAATAATGTCCAGTCGCTTGGGCTTACTTGCACCATAAAACCCAGCCTTTTTTAGAGACTTAGCTACATTGCTATTAGGTTTTGCGGTTGCCATGTCAGCACATCCCGCCAGACTTCATCTTGGAGATCATGCCTTTGGTTTTGCCACGAACAGCGCAACCATCTGCACGGCTGGAAGCCGAGCTTACAGAGCCGCCTTTGGCAAACTTCTTGATTGCGCCGCCCTCTTTGTACATAGGAGGAAAAGGAACCTCGCCCTCATACTGGTAGCCGGTTTTGGGCTTATCCTTGCCCGGTCTGGCGCTTAGTACGGGGTCTTTGGCATCTTTCTTAGCCTGAGCGGCTTTTTTTCTTGCGGCGGTTTGAGCGGCACGAACAGCCTGAGCTTCTTGAGCGGCAATCTTCTCCATCATTTTTGGGCCGCCAGCATGAGCCATAGGGTTCATTACAGCCTCTCTCCGTCCGGGCATAGCTACATTACGGACTTCTTCCATGTTCTTCAGGCGTTGACCAGCGGGACTTAATTTTTCGGCTGAGGCGGCTTTTGACGCACGGCTACCCATAGCCAATTCAGCGCCAATCTTGCCAACACCGCCACCCAAGGGGGTCAGCGCAGACATGGTGTTGGAGACATTGCGACCAAGCTCAGTGCCGGATACACGCTCTCCACCCTCTGGGCCACTTCTGCTCTGACCGGGGATTTGGGAGATGCCGGGTCGAGAACCACGACTCATCATTGCCTCAAGCATACGAGGATCAGAACCTTGCGACTTCTCAACCTTCTTTGCGGCCTTAATAAAGCCAGTGTCTTTAGAGGCAGGCATTTCAGTGTATTCGGGCGCAGGAGGGCGCTCACCAGCCAAAGCACGGCGCACACCTGCATTGATGCTTTCCATCTCATCAAATGGAGGAAGATCCCTGCCTCTTAGGCTAGAAGAATCCTCGCTGTCAGAGTCTCTGGAGACTTGACTGCCGGTGTAGTAGTGCTTGACCTTGCCACCACCTTTGAACTTCATTTGCTTTTTTGGCATTATTTACCCCTTAGCAGGCTTTGCCGCCCATTTTCATTTTGACGATCTTGCCCTTGGTCATGCCTTTGGTCTGAACTGTATGCTCGCCATGAGGACGCTTGCCGCCTGCTGTGACCTTGCCCATTGGGGTGGCAATCACGCCGCCTTTGGCGTATTTCATGGTAGCCATGCCACCTTTAGCCATCTTGCCCTTGCCATCAGCGGCAAAGTCGGGAACCATTTTTCCGCCCTTTTCGACCATAGTCATGCCGCCCTCTGCATAGCCTTTTTTCATCATGGGGCTCATACCCATCATTTTTTTCTTGTCCATCATTCCGCCCTTTTTGAGCTTTGTGAGGTCAGTAGACTTGCCGCCGTGAGCTTGCTTGTCATGCATAGAAAAGGCTTTTTTAACAACCTTTTTGTCTTGCTTGATGTCGGACTTCATAGAAGCGCCGCCCTCTTTAAACTTCTTGCCCATGTCTGCTTTCATAAAATCTTCTCCAACTGATTGAGGAACTTTTAGCCGTTTTGCGGCTGACGGATTGTTGGCGACAAGCGCCATGAAATTGTGTTGCTTTTTACTTTGGCTGGGCATCACTTGCCCCCTTGAATAAGCTGATCAATTTTTTCTTCAAGGCGATTGAAGCGTTGATCAATGTGGTCAGTAAGTCTTTGCAATTCTGCTTTAGTTGCTGTATCACGGGCAATCTCCTCACGAGTTATGTTTAAAAGGCGCTCAAGGCGCTTTACATCTTCAAACCTCTCTCGGATGAAGAACCAAAGACCGCCCAGAACAAGCGACAGTCCAGCAGACCAAATTGTGCTGAGTTCCATTACACAAACTTCCCTTTGGTCTTGCCCTTAATGGCACAGCCATCAGCCTTGGTGACATAGCCACCTTCAGCACAATTCCACGCACGAAGACTCTTGTTAATCCTCGAATCTGGATCGCTTGCGGTCTTGGCGCTTGTGAGCTTCTTCTTCATCCCCTCCATACGGGCGCAGAAGGAATCCCTGCGACTGCCGCCTTCTGGTTGTGGACGCTTCAGATTCATCCCTTGAGCCTTGGCAGAGGCCCTCCCTTTGGCGTTTAAACCGCCTTTCGGATTCTTGCCTTCTGCTCTTTGCCATGCTGGTGATTTAGCCATTTGCAACCTTCTTGTCCTCTTCAAGAGGACGAAGCATTGGGTACAGATAATCCTCGCCAAAAGAGCCTTCAAACTCATGGATGCCCATGTGTCCAAGCTTGATGGTGGGGTCGATCCAAACCTCAAATCCAGCCTCTCTGGCACGGTCACAGAAGGTGTAATCCTCCCCGACATAGCCTTCTGGGGTGGACTTGAAATCGAAGAACGAATATGTCTTGCCGTCTTGCAAGCGGTCATCGATGTACGCCCACTCAGGGTGTGCATCTTGCAGGGTGGTGAACACATCACGGCGGATGATCATGAATGCAGTGGCAACCCGCAGGGCACGAACAAGCCCCATTGGATTCATGTGAACCTGACGGTCTTCATCAATGTCCAATGTGGAGATGTAGACCTTGCCCTTTTTGCGAGCCACTGGAATGCCAGCAACAATCCCCTTCTTGGGGTCGCTGTTCCAAGCCATCAAGCGAAATACATCATCTGCATTGAAGGTGATGTCAGAGTCAATGAACATCAGATCGGTGCAGTCAGACTCCAAGAAGTCATACGCAATCAGATTTCTGGCACGAGAAACAACAGAGCATCCAGATACGTTGCCCACTTGGATTTGAACGCCGTGCTTGCTGGCTTCAACGCAGAAATGAGCAAATGAGATTGCCCACTTCGTTGCCACCTTGTAGTCATACGAAGGAATGCCGATCATTATTTTTCGACCAGCAAGATTGAATGAGCCTTCTTGTTGCATGGGTTACCCGTAGAAAATATTTACAGCAAGCAAGTTTGAAATTTGAGCGTAGACACCGTTTGCCACCAAAACCCCTTCAGCAGGAATAATTGGGGTATTGTTGAATGTGTCACTTGCGGCTACATCAAAAGACATAAGCCATTTAGCTCCATACACAAGAGATGCGCCAGCGGTAATGCTTCCTGAATTGATGTCAGTTATGGTGAATGTATCTGCGGTCAGTCTTGTGATTGTGTAGTTGCCATTGGTGGCTGTCCCACCAGTTCCTGCCGCAAAATCAAACCCACGGACATCACCCGTAACAAGGCCATGCGCCGTTGAAGAAACAGTAACTGTTGTTCCTGATCTTCCATAGGTTGCTGTTGTGACTGGAGCTACAGTTGTGTCAAATAACGCAACACTACCAGCGCTGGAAGTGCCAGTAAAAGAAATTGAACGAACACGATTCCTGCCCAGCACCATAAAACCACTTGCGTTTATGTGCGCTTGCTTTACGTCTGTCTGCATCATGGCTAATCCTTTAAAGAAAAAAAGGGGAGACTAGCTCCCCGTCAGATTAGTTTTGGAATGTAGTTGGATTGGCAGAACCATTGGAGTCTCTGACAACGTACTC